GCGAAAGCTGCCAATGCAACTACTAAACCTTCGATCAAGTACTTTATAGCGCGTTTTACCAACTCATTCAAGTCAAGCATTTTACTGTATATTATAATACAACAAAATAATACAAAATATAATTACCGAATGTAATTATAATTATAAGGTTAACATACTTAAATAATTAATACCATGATGTATATATTCCTAAAATGTCTGGATTTGAAAAGAAGTTGAATAGCGATGCCAGTGTTAACAAGAAATACATTGATCTATGCGATGAAGATACACCTATCGCAGGACAAAAATTCGCATGTATGTCCTTTGTTTCACCAGAGAAGATTCTACAAAAGCGCGAAGTATACCTTTTTAATCAATTTATCAAAAACTGGGAATTCTCTAAATCTATGGAGCGCTATTTTGAATTTATTCATTTTATCGCATACAAACATAACATCAATGTAGAAACGTTGATTGGTGATTTTAATGAGTTTGTCAAGGAGGAGAGCGATAAACTACAAAAAAGCGGAATTGATGACGATTATAAAAATTTTATGGATAAACAAGAAGATAAGTTGACCGAGAAATTTAATCGCGAGAATGCGTTTCAGACTTCTGTACGCGGTGTAAAGATTCGCGGTGTATATCCATCTCAAGAGGAAGCAGAAGACAAATGCAAGAAACTGCGCGAACATGACCCAAATCATGATATTTACGTTGGTCCCGTCGGCATATGGGTTCCATGGGATCCAGACGCATATAAGACTGGTAGAGTCGAGCACATGGAAGAAGAATTGAACGCACTTCATGCTGAAAAAATGAAAAATGAAGAAATGGCCAAAAAAGAATTCGAGGAGAGAGTTAGGGAAACCAAGAAAAAGGCTATCATGGATAACATTGAAAAGGCGAAATCCAGCGGTAATGTTCTTACACAAACTATCGATGAAGAAGGAAACTTGAATGGCGTTGTAGAAAATACCGATTTCGATAGTCGCGAAGTAGATACAGTACAATCTACACAACTGCGCAATGAACAATTGGTTAACAATTTCACCCCACACAATGACGAATAAACTGCTTAATAATTATCTGAAAAAGATATAAACATGTTATATTATATTTATTAACTTAAATATAATATGAATACATTCACTTTAATCGCACATAAAATGTTTATATGTGATATTCAATATACACCCGATATTAATATAACAAATATGGATTTATTTACATGCGGAAACTATATGAAATCTATTTTCAAACAAAACGATGATCCCTCTGATAGCCTGCATCTTAATTTTACAAAATGTCGTTTTCTATTTATAGACAGTAAGCATAAATTTGCTACATTAAAAGAAAATTACATGGATAGTTTTTTTGTTACTCTCGAACATAAACAATCGTTTCTAGATTTCTTCTGTCGGGTACAACGAACATACAAAGCCCTTAATAATTTCGCATATTTGATTAAAAAAAGGAATAAAACGGCGATCGTAACCAATGATTTGTATTTGACCCCTATAAATAAATCGCAGAATAATGTATTTAACTATTACGAAAACAACTATATTTATTTATTTACTATACAGGATCTTTCTCGCATCATTATATCGGCGATTTGTAATTCGCCACTGTTTTATTCAGAATCTCTTATTCCGAAAAACCCATATAGCGGAGTAGAATTTCAAATTTCAGATTTATATAATATATATTTTCATATGAAAGATACCCTAACACACGTGCCCCTTGTTATTCAACAATATTACTTATCAGGGTTTAATATTGATAAATTTGAACTTGAAAATCAAGTTACAATACGCAATATTTACCTAGAGCAATTTGGTGAAAATGAAGATCACGACACTGTAATTGAATACATAGAGGAAATGATTGAACCATATAAAATTTCGATTGATAATAACTTTCCAAAAAACACATTAATAACTACATTTAAACCGTATCTTGTTGATTACCTCCATTCGCGATACTCTCTTGATGGTTCGAAAAAACATATACGCGCATCTGCCGTTAAAAAAAAATTATCGACATTTGCACGGATGAATCCTACATTTGGACGTAGAATAATAGTTTTCAAGGAAAAAAGGAAATATTATTGTTTTATCACACTTGACGGACAAAGCGAGTTAATTCACTACAAAAAAGAGGAGATCATCGATACCGATGACGATGATTATAGTGCATCTAACTTAATCGATGATAATGCACCGAATTTAACTGATGACGACGATGATAACACCCCGGGTTTAACTGATGATGATGAAAATATAGTGTATGAAAATATAACAGGTCTATATAATTTGAATTTACAATCATCGAGTAGTTATCTGCATCATGCATTTATAGAATCAGACGCAACTAATTTATTTGGTGATGAAATGGTATTTCCAATTAATACAGAAGAAGAAGAATATTTCGATTCGGACGATGAGATTGAAATTGATGAAAGTTTGTATGATCCATGATTTGAATTCAGTAACAATGCTACAAATATAATATCCATTCATATCAGATGGATATTATACAATGTTTCCTACCATTTGCTTTTTTTAACGTTAATCTGCGGTCCCTTCTTTTTTGACTTACTTGGATCATACGCATCATCTTCATCATCAGATCCCATATTTTTCGATATTTCCCAGAATTCTTTCGCACCTAAACGAAAATCTGGATGACTTTCGGCTTTGTACCAAAATATTTGATCGTTTAGTTTATTCGATTTCGCATTGTTATTAATAACCAAACATTCATAATTTTCGGTAGTCTGATCCATAACTCCGCAAAATGATTCCAACGTTGGAAACATACTCGCATAATTTTCCCATATACGTTTACGGTTTGTCAAATAAGGTTCTCTTAATATAAATACATAATCTATATTTGTTCTTAAATTGGGAGGAATACCCAATGGATACTGCATTGTAATGATTAACATGATTTTCCAATGACGACCATTCATAAACAACAAACGCATCATTTTATCACGAGTCCAAGATTGGTCGTATAGACAATCATCTAAAATTACAAAACATCTTGGGTCAATTGTCGTTCGTTTATACTCGGTTAACTGCTTATTTACTTGCTTTAATACCGTTTTTTGCCGACGCAGTACATTCTCTATAAGCACTGTATTATATTCTTCATGGATAAAGACCTTGGGTACATGTGCCGCATAAAAACCGTTACCCGCTTCCGTTCCAGACATTACAGTGCCGACGGGAATATCCTGATGATAAAACAGCAAATCTCTCACTAAAAAGGATTTACCCGTATCACGTCTCCCAATCATAACTACTACTGGACCTTTATTCTCATCGGCCTTGAATGTTATATCGCGCATATTAAATTTTTTCAATTCCAATGTCATATTTGATTCCAATACTTTATAATTATATAATACTAAAGTATTTTAAACGAGCACTTCATGTTATTGGTTTAAAATGCTAATATATTTTGTAATAATTCGTATATAATATAATTTAATTGCGATGACCTCTCATGAATTAGAGTCTAAATTTTCGATAGGATATCATAAACCCAAACATTTAGAAGGTTCGATTATACCCTCTTTTATTGACGAATCTACTACTCTAGATATTTCATCTAGCAATGTTTATAATTTACAAAATTATAATCCCATCTACGATTTACATTTCACAATGTCCAACAAAAATCATGATTCTATTCAATTAAACCATCCTTATCATTTTAGAAATAGAAATTTAGTTACCGATTGTCATTTCAACACATTGAATAAACCTTCCTTTATTAAATATTCTCCTTTACTTGACATACTTCGCTACATGGTTGGTAAATATGAAGACGATAGAGAATTCATTACTAATCTACCCTATTCCGATGCTATCTCCACTGATAAATCTCATCACGTGCTTCCGAAATTAAAATCTACTAACAATTGTGCTTATGTAGACACCTTCTTTTGTTATCTCAGCAGTATGACTATGCATACTCATAATATCACGAACTCTCTCGACTTTTATGGGTCATATCTAGGCATACAATCGAATCATAAATGTGTTATCACTGATGATATTGAATTTCTAGCATCATCCTGTTTTTTCAACGAAAATGTAAATACATTATTCACCTTGGAAAATGTAAGCAACGATGAGGTTATGACCGACGGTTCTAGATGTAAACGCAATAAACTATGTATATCAAAAACAAATAAATATAGTCTGAATGCTATCAAAATTGATGATATTATTACCGATATTCAGTCTAATACCGAACCCGTCGATTCATGTATTATATATGATGAAGCAATGAATGAAAGCAATATTGACAAAAACGAAACTATGGACGACGATATGTCCAATAGTAGCGATGACAGTTCACTCGCATATACGACCGACTCAAATGAAAGCAATGCCAACTCTGACGATGAAGGTGAATCTGACTGGGAAACCGAAAGTGATGAGACCGAAAGTGACGAGACCGAAAGTGATGGATCCGAATTGTCGGCAGACGAACATGAAAAATACGCAATTATAAAAGATTTCCCAGTACAGTTAATTTGTCTTGAAAAATGTGACGGAACTTTCGATGACCTATTTACAAGTGGAGATTTTACAATTGATACTGCATCAAGTGCCCTTTTTCAAGTTATTATGTCATTAATTACATACCAAAAATTATTCTTGTTTACTCATAACGATCTACATACAAATAATATTATGTATATTAATACCGAATTACCGTATCTATATTATAGATTTGAGAACAAGACATACAAGGTTCCTACTTTTGGCAAAATTTACAAAATTATAGATTTTGGACGCAGTATTTACACATTTAATAATATTGTATATTGCAGTGATAGTTTCGCGCCAAGTGGTGACGCAGACACCCAATATAACACCGAACCATTCTTTAATGAAAAAAAACCGAGAATTGAACCGAACATGAGTTTTGATCTTTGTCGATTAGGTTGTTCTATTTATGATTTTATTATTCCAGAACAACTTGAATGCGACGATTATGATGAACTACAGAAAACTATCCATCGATGGTGCCTTGATGATAACGACAAAAATGTGTTATACAAGAAAAACGGCGACGAACGTTATCCCGATTTCAAATTATATAAAATGATCGCGCGCACCGTACATAAACATACTCCACAGGAACAATTAAAATTCGACTACTTCAATCAATACTTGTTTCAAACTGACTCCTCTATTGATAATGTCATGAATATTGATACACTTCCCACCTATTTCTAATATTAGTTATCGCGGGTTTTAGAAATACATAATTTGTTTTGTGGCGTTATTGTA